CTTCGGTCTAAGTTTTGGCCTAACCAAATCATGAGATACTTCCTCCGATACATAACACGTCATCATCATGTCATTTCCATAAAGCGCGTACAAGTAATTGTACAAAGGCTCTGCAATGTTCCGATCCATGACCTCCTGACAATGGCGCTCAGTTTCAAACCAAACAGTTGTCCTCATCTTGTTGCCCTGCAAGGTGTAATCAATAAGCAACGCAGTAAAGAACTCAATCACTTGCTTACCCCTAGCTTCTTCATCCAATTTACAAGAACCTGATAGCTCTTTAGCCCAAGCAAATCTGCCGCCTCGTGCAATGTCGGGGCTTTCTTCAAGGCTCTACTAATGTAATCGCGCTTAACATCGTCAATCGCGCCCAGCACATCAAAGCCCTTCTCTTCACCCTCGAAACGATCAAGGGGCAAAAGACCCTCAACCTCGTCCTTAATCCTGTCCAGATCAGACTGCGTTTTCACCTCGTCCAAACGATCCAGCAAGTAGCGGAATGTCGGTTTCTCCATCACCATAGCTCTCCAAATACCTTGCGAAAAACATCGTCCAACATCTTGTCCATCTCACGCTCACTCATCTTCGTCCTCCCGCTCAATCTCTCCCAAGCCATCGCAAAGCTCACAATGATGCAACTCCTCGTAAAGCTCGCCAATATCGCGGCTCGGTGAATGTGGCTTCGGGACTTCAACAGCCACAACGCCATCACCATCGCAGTCGGGGCACGGCATCATCGCGCTTTCTTGCAAACTCACAACATAATTTCCCATCTTACTCATCCTACCAACTCCCTACATATTCAACAGAACGCCAATCCCCGCCATCAACCCAGTCAGCAGCTTTGCGCAGCGCATTGACAGTTTCACGAACTTGTTCGGGTTCGCGCCAATGAGCATAAACGCTGCGGTAGCTCGGCATCTCATCAAGATCATTCGGGTCAACCAACTTGCCACCCTCAACAGCGTTGGCAATGTCCCGCAAGTCATCACTCTCAAGATAAAACCTGTGGTCGTCGTTGGAGTCGTAATGATCCTCAATGTAATTGTGCAAAGCCCAGTGCTTACGCCAGTAAGCCAGCTTTAGACGCAAGCCCTCAACCTCATAGCCATCAACAACCTCGCGCTTGTTGTCACCAAAAGAAGGCGTGTACTTGTCGCCCGTCAGATACATATCTAATCCCATGATAATTCTCCATTGTTTACTAGATAACCCTACATAACAAATCTTATGATTTGGGTCAATAGTTAAATAAGAAAAATTATGTTCGGGGCGGATTATAATCGGGATTTAAATCCGTTTTGTCATAGAACGCACAAAAAAACCCCCGCCGTTGCAGTGCGAATCCTAGCCGGGCGGGGGGGGAGTTTATCGCCAAGAATACGCACAGACTCAGCGATACCTGCCCCTTATACATATCGCACACTTGTTCGGGTTGCAAACATAAAGAAGGGCGGAAAAACCGCCCCTCTTTTATCTGCCCATAATCCAATCAAGCCAAGATTTCTTTTTAACCTCGGGCGGATCAAGAGGCTTGAAAAAAGCAAGGCGATTGTTGATAGAAGATTCAGTCCTCCCTAAAATCCCAGCAATATGCCGAATAGAAACATTCTTGCGCCTCAAATCATCAAGGGTCTTGTCATCGTACTCAGTCCAAACTTTATATGTTCTTTTTTTAGTCATGCTATCTCTCCTAAAACCAGCCAGCAGAAACGCCAGCAATCCAAAGACCAACAAGAGCAAAGCAAGCAATAGCAATGAAAACATCCTGCCAATCAATGCTCTTTAAATCGCGATCCATCTCCTCAAGCATCGCAATAAATAAATCTTTCTTATCCATCACGCCGCCCCTTCAATTTCACCAAGCGCACGTTTAAGCGCACGCTTAATGCGTTTCGATCTATCGGGCAGAATAAGCGCATCTAAGCCCTCAATCAGCCACTCAAGCTCAGTTTCGGTAATCGACACTTGCGCGGCAGGGAGTAAATACACCCCGCCGTCAATGTCAGTTTGTTGTAAAAACCTCATGCCGCTTCTAGCTCCTCTGCTCCTACACGCTCCACGCGCTCAATGATAATGTCATAGTCAGCGATATAGTCGCCCTTCGGGTCGGGGTATGAATCAGCGTCCTCAATCAATGACGTTTGAATAAAACCATTCTCGTTGACCACATAGTCTTCGAATTGGTCGCGAACCTCGAAAAGCGCGGCCTGTAATGTCGGGAACTCCCCGATACGATAGCCGCCCTTGTTGCAAACAAGAGCGCCTTGTCCTTCTTCTCCCCACTCGTGAACAGTAATTCCTAAAACTCTTGCTGTGTAACTCATGCCGCAACCTCCTCAGCTTCGGATAAAGCACGGCGCAAACAATAGTCGTCTAACCCGAACTCTTTGTAGCCGTCCTCGATCATCTTGTAATACCCACCAGTCGGGGGACTTGTTCGGGTTTTGTCATTAATCTCATATACAAGCCAGCCACAGTTAACTTTGCGCCGATTGTATAAAGTCGGATAACCCTCCAACCTGTCAAGAGCACGCAAACAATCGTGCGTGATCTCCCACAAAACAACGGGGCAGATATAATCTGGATCGGGCACAATATCAGCAACGCCTCGAAAGACTAGCCGCGTGTCGGGCAGGTAAAACCCGCCCAATGGTTTGGCCTTCGGGCAGCGATTTGCCATCGCGTCCCTGTTCGTGTTCATTCCATATGCCATGTAAAGCATCATGCAGCCTCCTTATATTCAGACGCGGGGCGATCAACGTGACGCGCCGAAAGCTCCTCATTGTACCAAGTGAATGAGGCTTGGTGATCGTCAGCCTCAAGCATCGCATTAACGCGCTTTAAACGTAGATCAGTGCTATAACCACGCTCAGTCGCAACAGTGCCACAACGGGACCAGCTATAGTTGATGCAGTCTTTCTGCCATTGCTTGCGTCTATCCTTTAACATCACGCGGCCCCCGTATTAACAGGAGTAAAAATAACTTTGACAACGCCCAAAGCTCGCAGATCATCCATAGACTGCGAACTATGCTCCGCGCCAAACTCAATCGCCTCATCAATCAAGACATCGTTTAGCATATTCAGATAGTCCTTGCTGAACCGCTCAACGATAACTTTTTGCGCGTAACTTGCTGAACAATGTGCATCGTGTGCAATGTACTTCACGAACTCACTAATAATAAAACGCCGCATGGCTTTGCGGTCATGGCTATTACCCTTGATGAATTCTACATTAGAGCGGTAGTGATCCTCGCCCAAATAAGAACCATCCAACCAGCAGCGAAACATACGGCGTGTCGCGTGGTTGCTGTCCGTGGTTAAGTCACCATCTAAGTCGCGCAAGATGCGGGTTCTGATGTTTTCGTTGGTCATGTCATATACTCCGTTTTACTAGATGTCCCATATATACCCATGCCATATAGGCACGTCAAGCATAAAAGGTAAAAAAAATTATGCGTTGATTTCATTACATTATTTACGTCAGAAAAATTCACGTCAAAAGTTGACGTAGTTGACGTAACGTAGAATTGTAAACAAAACCAATGGTTTATTAGTTTACGTCAACTACGTCAAAAAACCGTTTTGACGTAAATAGTTTAATAAAATCAAAGAGTTATTTTACGTCAACTACGTCACCCCCCTATAGGGGGGGGTATATACCTTACCCCCCCTGATGTAATTGTTGATTGATGATGTTGATGTGAAGTATGGGAACTATTGGGCTTGCATGGGGCGAAGCCGCGCGGTAGAGTGTGGCAGGAAATCAAGCGGGGAAAGTGTTGTGCCGAAAGTCGGGGAGCAAATCGAAAAAGGCGGAAAGCGAATAACGCCACCGCAGCAGAAGTTTCTGGATAACTACATTCATAAAGATATGACGCAGACCGCAGCAGCCAGAGCAGCAGGATACAAAAACCCGAACGTATCAGCAGTGCAGCTTCTAAACAATCCGCGCGTCAAAGAACGCATGGAAGAAATGCGCCAAGAACTCGAAAGCAAATACGGGGTCACAATAACGAAATCTGTTCGGGATATGCAGAGACTTCGGGACGAAGCATGGGAAGCAGGGAACTTCGGTGCAGCAATCAAAGCAGAAGAACTGCGCCTGAAAGTGACGGGCCTAATGGTCGCTCGTAGCCATGTAACGCACGAAACAGTCGATAACCTGTCGCGTGATCAAATCGTTGAACAACTCCAAGAATTCATGCAGCGTGCTAAAGATCGAATGATTGACGTAACACCTGAACAAAATCCCACAAAACCCGAACATATCCCTATAACGGATTATAGCGGCGAAGCCGACGAATAGCGCCTGCGCTCCATGCGGGGCGGCTGGCGGGGTCGTAGAGCCACAGAAACGCCCCCCTCAGCGCCGATTCGGGTTTTTTCGGGTTCGGGGTGCTGAAAATTGTTCGGGTTATTCTACGGGCCTCTCAGCGCCTCTCAGATAAATCACCAATATTCGGGGTTCGGGGTTCGGGATTCGCCAGCGTCGGGGTCAACCCGAGTAATTGTTCGGGTTACTACGTCGGATAACCTACAGCAGTGTTATTGTATCCAGTGGTGTTACC